AATGTAATATCCAGCAGTGCAATCTCTTTGACCCATTAATCTTGACCAAAATTTAGAATCAACTATTCCTGTTACTTTTTGATTCCAAGAAGTTTGTTGTTGCTTAACAGCAGAAGTTGTATCTAAATCAAAAGTCATATAAGCAACAGAGCCAACAGTCGCTGACGCTGAATGAATAGTCCAACCTAGTGCTACTAACTTTTGCTTTAATACACCACCGATGGCGGTAACTCCCCCAGAGTATGTATAAAGTTGACCATCTGTTGTGGTTTCTGCAAAGCCACCAAAAGGGTCATCTAAGGGAAACCTGTGAGCCGTAGCAGAAGAAAGTGGATACATCGTATTTCTCCAAGCAAAGCCACCCTTAGTCGTCCCCTGACCATAAAAAGCGGTAACACCATTTGTTGTATCTTTAATAAGATTATCAACTACACCATCTTGACCCGCCACTAATGTATTGGTCTTATTCCCGGGTATTGCATTAGTTCTTACAATAGACGGAATAGAACTTCCATTTATCCAAATAGTCCAAGCAGCATTAGCCGCAGATTCACTCATAGTTAAGCAAGATTTAATATAGGAAAGCATGTCTTCCCCGCCGCCATCTTTTTGAGCATACTGACCAACTAATACAGGCTTACATAAAGCCATATTAATTCTGTGACTATTCATTTTTGATGCGAGAGTTGCACCAAGGTCTTGAAATGGAACAGTCTGAACTCCACCAGCGGAAGGTAACGCGAGAATATAACCAAATTCATATAGGAGACCATGACCAGTAATAGTCATCCCTAATCCATCTGCACTTGGACGAATAGCATTTATTGTTCCAAGCCAAAGAACTGAGGCATTTCCACTAGCATCAATTTTATCAACACGGATTGGGGCACTATCGGTTAACCAGGTTAAATCATTATAACCAGGACGGTCAAAGATCGTTAACGTTGGAATAGTAAATTCTATTGATTCATAGTTTCCTAGACGAGTCCATGCTATTGAAGTTATATCTACTGGAGCATTTCTGTAGTAAGTAACGTCATGACCACCTACAAATACCCTTGGGTGACCCCAGGTTGCAACAGTCTCAGATGTTTGAACTAATTTATCTCCTGCTGGTCTTCCAGCGGTAATTATTGGCGATGTATAAACTGGACTAACGCGCTGTAAATTGCTAATTGCAGAAGGGCTTAAAACCGCATTTCTAAATTCAATAGCAGCTTTTGTTTTATGTTTACTTTTTGCACTGTGCCCTCTAGCATTTGAAGAAATATTGGTCATTTTATTTCCTTATAATTCATGTGAAAGAGTAATTGTTCCTGCAGGAAAATTAGGAGCTGTAGCACCATTTAAAATATCAATCGCTATATCAAGTTCAATCATTGCAACTGCATTATTTCCTGTGCTATCAAAAATAACCATATATTGGATTCCATAACCCCAATCAGCGGTTGGTGCTGGGAAAGTTATATTAGAAGAATTACTTTTTAGACGATTAGCAGCCACTGCCCATGAAGCTGTTGGAATAATTACACGAGCATATGAAGCACCAGTTACCTCGGTAAATGAACCAGTAGTTAAGCCTGCAGTTGAACCAGTAGTTACAGTGTCGTCCCAAGTTGCTTCAGTTGTAGAGATAGCTAGTTGACAGGTACTTCCCCAGTTTAATACGCGAGCATCTAGTGCTGTATTTTCATCTTGTCCAGAAAATCCGCTAGCCATGGTTATCTCCTTACCCTATTGATGGGTCTCTAGTAATTGTGATGGTGACAGTGAGCCACCCTGCTCTGTGAAAGTCTGGATCCATTCCGCCAACTTGGATTTCCAAGTCACCCGCACCGTTAGCCGTATATGAATGCGTATTGCCGTCCCAGTTAATGGTTAATGCGTAACGCATTTGAGAAAGTGCCGTAGCAATAGTTTGAACTTTTGCTTTTAATCCTGCTGGAGTGCTTGCATAAATATATATATCAAAAACTTCAGTCTGTTCAATAATTCTTTGACCTACAACTCGGTCACCATCCACCCATGCTGTTGGAGTAGCGTTATATCTTTGCCAAGTCTGACCACCGGATGTCCAGTTATCAGATACATAAAAACCATTTGTTGGGTCATTTAAGTTAAGGTCAGCAAGACTAAGTCCAGCTCTACCTATTGTTACTTGTCTGCTACTAGTCACATTAACCTCCTACCGCTGCCATTAAACGTTGCTTACGAAATGCCTCTTTTTGTACTTGGGCTACCGTGAGACCTTGAGCAGTTACATACATATTTGTAGTATTTGGCTTAGAAGCAGCAATAAGTGCATCGGCACCATTACTCATTGAAGATTTATTTGATTTGCTATTGGTTGGAGGTGTAGGAGTTCCTGAACCAGTAATATTTATTCCTACGTGCTTTAGTAAACTTCCCAGGAAAGGAATTTTATTTAATGCTTTCATAACCATATCGCTTACACCAGATAGTGCTTCAGATATTCCTTTAGTAAAGTAAGACCATGTGCTCTTTCCAATGCTATAAAGTTTCTTTCCAAATCCAAACAGCATGTTCCATAACCCTGTAAACCATTTGGCTATAGTTACACCAACATCTTTTAGACCTTCTCCAATTATCTCAAAACCTTTAACGAGTATATGGAACTCTCCAACAATCATTTTTATGTAACCTTTAATTACGGCTACAATTAAATTCCAAGCAGCCTTAGCTGTATCTTTAATTGCATTCCAAGTTGCACTAGCCGCAGATTTGATGGCATTCCAGTGTTTAACAACTTCGTAAACCATTATACCTAGTGGTCCAGTGATAGCCAGAAGGATATATTTACCCCAATGCTTAAAAGCAAATACCAGGAATTCCCATACAGCAACAGCGGCAGTCTTTATGCCTTTCCAGATTGCGTTAACGCCATCATGAAACCATTTAATATGTTTATATGCCAAAACCAACGCCGCGATTAGAGCGACTATTGCAACAACTACCCAGACCATTGGGTTAGCAAGTAGGGCAACGTTGAGTCCCACGGTTGCCGCTGTGGCTCCTTCAGTTGCAGCGGTGCCTGCAACTTCAGCATCAGCTTGAATTAATGCGGCAGCTGCTGCTGCAGCGTGACGTGTTTTAACGATTTCAAGAATTGCACCGAATCCACTCATAAGCGGACCTGCAATCATTATTGCTGGACCGAACTTCTGACCAAAGGCCGCAGTTGCATCAAGTGCCTTAACCTTAAACTCATTAAGTTTCGCGTTAAAGTTATTCATTGAAGCTTTAGCTTGACCATCAATTTTCTTGCTTAATTGGTCTATAACATCTTTTTGTGCTTGCCCAGCGTGAGCAGCCTCATAGTGTGCTGTAGCAAGTTTTTGGTTAGCCAGGGTTAGAGTATTTTGGGCACCCGTTACCTTTTGTGCCGCGATTGCTAATCTATCTTGGTCAGCAATAGTAACTTTCTTTTTAATCGATATTTGATCTTGTAATAGCTTATATTTAGCTTCAACGCTTTGTAAGTTATTAGAAGCAATTGATTGAGCTCTAGTGGCCTTAGTTAAGTCAACCGTTGCATTTGTAGCTTTTGGCATAGTGATGCCATATTGTGCGAGGGTTCTAGCACCCTTGCCAGCCATGATTCGGTCAACCAGTCCAGCAGCGTCAGCGAGTGATATATGTTGTGCAGCGGCTAAATTTGCAACAAGTGCCATATTAGATAATGCCTTTGATGGGCTACCTGTTGCTTGTGTCATCTTTTGTAAAGCGGCCATCGTATCTGTAGCAGAGTGACCAAAGTTTTCTTGAGATTTAATAGCTTTCTCAAATTGATCATTGTAATCTTCAACGTTATGCCCAGAATCAATTACTGCCTGATTAAGTTGGTCTCGTGCTTGTTTATCTTTAGCACCAATAGAAGTAAGTACAAGACCTACACCAGCAAGAACTCCACCCAATTTTTCAAGTTTCTTTCCTTTTTCTCCGAGAGAATCAAAACCCTCACCTACTTTATTAAGAACCTCTCCAAATTCTCCGCCGATACCGTTTCCAAGTTTAGAGAAAGCACTACCGATTCCTTTAGTAATGTTGGCACTATTTGAACCGAATTGTTTAAGAGCATTAGATGCAGTTGATAATCCAGTGCCATCATATTTAAAGCGAATCCCTAGAGCAGGCAATCCTTCGGTTTGTCCGAATGTCATTTCCTTCTCCTTAAGATTCTAGGCGCATATTGGATAGGAAACCAATAGTCTCGGGTGTTAATTCTGTTTCCGTTTTGCTCTTAGAAGGTTTGTAATCTGGGTCATTTACTTCTATATGCTTATTAAGAAGATGATTAGCTTGAGCCGGAGTCATCTTAAAAAAGTCTTTATCGGACCTTCTCAATACTTGAGTGACCATGTAGTAATAGTCAACCCACGGAATTAAATCTCTGCCGAGGTCTCCCCGGCTTCCTGTTTTCCCGGTTCATCTTGATTACTACCAAGAGCCTCAGTTAAAGCACCTTGAACGGCAAGCGAATACTCTTCAACTCTCTTCATGTCTAGCATGTCAAGAAAAGTTTCTAGATTCAATTTTCTTTTTGTTCCAGCCCATAAAATAAAGCCGAGAACAGAGAAGATTGCACCTTTATCTGCTTTTTCTAATTCAGAAAATAATCCTGTAAGAGATCCATATTCTTTTTCTAATATTGCCATGGAACTAAATCCATAACGAATTATTGTGGTACGCCCATCCTCAAGAGTTACCTCGCGACCGGGCGCACTTATTTCTTCACGCATGTTATTAGGGTTCAATTGCTTATCCTTAGGGGTATTAGGGTTTGCTATATATTATTAAAGAACTACTGCAGTGCTGTGGTATCCAACATCGATCCAGTTTGAAGTTCCGACAGGATTAACTGCTGCACACTTCAATGTGAACTTCTGGAAATCCTCATCAGTAAATCCAAGTGTTGGAATCTCTGTGGCAACCAGTTTGTTAAGTGTGATTGAGAAGTTAGAACCAGCACCATTAGCGCCAAGACTTACTGCTTCAAAGCCGAAGAAACCAGCAACATTCGAAGAGTTGAGACCAATTGCATAGTCAGTTCCAGTTCCTGGAGTAAGAGCTGCACCAGTCAAGAGAGCGAAGATGTTTGGATCGAATTCAGAGAACTCGATGTCAACAGTGACATCTTTTAGTGTAGATATAATTGCTAATGTTTGAAAGTTTGCTTGTAATTTTTTAACGTCCATAGGAGCATTAACAGTTACTTTCATGGCACCAGGGATGTAAATTTTTGTGCCATAGGTGGCAGCAGCCCCTGCGACATCTGTTGAGAGTGGAGAAATAGTCGCTGCTTTACAAGCAAAGACGTAAGTTGCTATAGAGGCTGTCATGGTGATCCTTTTTTATTGGTTAGTGGTCTACCATCTATAGTGCGTGATGGCGTCCGGTTGGATGGTTGTTGTTAAGCGGGTTTTCTAGTGATTGTGAGCGTGTAAGTAGTGCGAGTTATACCTTGGTCATTTGGGTCTCCAGGGGTAGGGTTCGCCGTTCTCTGTTGAACTAGGCATAAAAACACCTGACCAGTAGCAAGGGCTAATTCACACCTATGGAGAGCTTTGTGAACGGCATCTGGAAGCGAGAAGTCAGAACCAGTTTGTGTATAGAGGTCAACTTGAACAGTCTCTGTAAGAATTAAATCAGAAATAATATCTGTTCTTGAACTAACAGATAATCCGTCATAAATAACGACGACTGGAGTCTCAGTAAGTGAAGGTGCCTCAAGACGGTAAACATGGAGGTCAGGTAAAACAATAGCGATAACAACCTTTAGAGCACCCGCAATAGTTACTGGCTTAGGAGGTAAGCTCCACTGAGCATATAGAGTTATATCGCTTGCTAAATAAATAAATTCATTATCGCTATGCGAAGTTCCAGAACCATTTACTGAAGTATTCCAACCAGCAAACGTATATCCAGTATTTATAAAAGTATTAGCATTTAAGTTGTAAGGCCAACCTCCAGTTTCTGGAGCCATTGTTCCAGTTCCACCATTAGCATCAAAAGTAATTGTGTAAGTCCATTGAGCATAAAGCGTAATATCATGAAAAAAATCATATGTAGCGCCATCGTAATATCCGGCACCGGAACCATCGATTACCGTATTCCAGCCGGTAAATAAATATCCATTACGAGTTGCGGTATTAGGAGTAAGACCATTGGGAAACGGGGAACTTTGTGGAGAAGCTGAACCAGTTCCACCATTAGCATCAAAAGTAACCGTAAACATTACATACCAGCCAATCTTTTTAGGAACTTAGGAACTTGATGCGTTATTGCCGGACGAAGCATTGGATAAGGTCTAGTTCCAGGATGATGAACTGTCTTTCCAAAGAATTGACCTGTTCGCTTATTAGCAAGTACTTTTGCATTTTTAGCGATAATTAAGTGAGGCTTAGTTCCGTATTCAATATCAGTCGCATATGGAACAGTGTTTGATACCTCTATCCATATGGCATATTGATTGCGCCCCTGGCGAACCTTCCAACCAGCTCTAAGAACTCCAGTCTTAACTGGTGTGGCAGTTATTGCTTCATTACGAATTTCATAGCCAAGTTTTACAACTTCATCAAAAGCTTTCTCGTCCAATTTTTTAAGATAACTAGTAGCAGCATCAATAAAAGGTTTAATATCAAAAACTTCATAATCATTTTTTGGACCATATGTAGCCATTAGTTCCCCCAAGCTGCCAATTGAAATCTACGAGTTATTCCTAAATCGTAAGCACCAATAACTGTCCAGTTTCTTCCTAATATTTGTAAACGGTCTCCAACTTTTACATCTGGATTTCCTTCAGTAGAAATTGCTGCTTCTACTTTTTGCCCCGTAGCTCCAATTACTTCTTGTCTAGTAGACCTTGGAACCCCAAAGCCACCATAGAAGTTTCCGTTGTTTACCCAATTGTGAGAAAGGCTTCCTTCTATATCTGTAGAAGAGTCCCTGCGAAAGATATTTGCATAATGTGAAGATAAAGAGGGCAGGGTAATCATTAAGACCACCTGGTTCTTGGCTGTCTACGATAAGGAGTAAGTAATCTATCTATTATTCCAAAACCAGTTCCACGAATCTCACTTGTTAAAGGCTCGCTTGGTGGAGCAGTTAAAGTTGTAGCAAATCCTTCAACAGTTATTGAAGCCACATTGTCTGGGCGTGCTACAAGCATTTGTCCAGATGCCGTTGGTGTGGCTAGTGCGGTATTAATCATGTATGAAGCGGCTAACATTGCGGTTGCAAGTCTTATTGCATCTGGAGTTGTTTCGTGCCCAAGGTCAGCTTCAACAGTGACCCAAATGTTTCCTGTTTGCCAGCGACCCTGTCTCCAAGGTTCAAGTCCAACTATCAAAATGTTGTACTGGCGATAAGGCGTGACTCGAATACAGCCTAATTTTCCTAATGTGATTCGATAAGTTGTATCAGGAATCGTTATTCCAGTGTATTTATCGGTTACTGATGTAATGGCTCTTGTTGTTGCAGGTAGATAAGCGACGCCGGCTTTATTGGTATAAGAATCTACAACCATTCCATTATGAGGCTCGAAATAGTCGTGAGTAATCATCTCTATTTGATGTTCTGCGTGAGCAATTGCTTCATCTGTTGTTACACCAGTAATTGGAGCGCAATATAGTTTTACATCAGCATCAGCACAGTAAGCCATTTAAAGTTCCTTTTCTAATTATTGAAATGGGGGTGGGGCTCCAGGGTTATCTGGTTCCCCACCCCCTCGGGTGTTGCTATTTATTAAGCGACGTGTGCAGTGACGATTGCTTGAGGAGTTGTAACGACAGTCAAGGAACGAGTCTCAGCTAAGTAAGTTACGAGGTTCTTTGTGAAGTTATCTCCGTCAGCGTCAGAAATATAAATCTCTGCATCTGCACGCATGTAGGTTGTTACTGCGGTCTTGAAGTCACCGATATAAACAGTTCCTGCTGCAACCTTAGCGGAAGCAATTGGAGTAAGACCCCAGTATGAACCGTTTAGGACTGGACCACGAAGTGTTCCATTAAGGATAGCGATATCGAGGTTAGCGAAATCTGTTGGGTTGATAACCATTGCGTTGGCTTCGAAACCAAGAGCATCTAGCTCAGCCTTAGCTAAACGGATAGCAGCAAGAAGTGATGCAGCAGTTTTAGCTGTATATGTACCAGCCAAAATTGCAGTGTAGACGGCTGTATCAACCTTCTTGTTAAGACCAACTTGGAGTCTGTCGCGAAGGAATCCATCAAGTCTTGCCTTATCAGCGAGGATTTGGCGGGAAGCCTTGGTCCAGTGGGCAACCGTTGGAACCACCAGCGTTGAAGCTGTGTATGAAACTGTTGACTCTGGCTTTACAGCACCTTCAGCAACATCATCAGCATTGTAGGTAATAGTTGTGTGAACAACTTCTACTGCTGGAGTGCTAACGGTTTCAACAGAAACAATTCCAAGTAATGGAGTTGGAACTGGAAGTGGGGCGATTTCATCAATTGTTGGATTAATGAAAGCACCTGAGGTAAGAAGAGCATCGCGAGTTTGTAGTGGAACTACAATACTGTTTGAGCGTCCGCTCTTGAAAGCAGAAAACTCAGCATTAGCAGCTGTGCCCCAAGACTTAGCACGAGTTACTGTGCCTTCTTGAGCTTCAACGACTACTACATCTTCTGCACCAACTGCAACAGCAGCTGCAGATACAGCAGCAGCATCATTGCGCTTTTCGATTTCTGATACGAGCGTACGAAGTTCTGCAACCTGCTCGTCGGTTGCTGTTTCTGGGCTTGTAGCTGCAGGGTGATTGCGGGCTTGAGCCTTCATGTCTTTAAGATTCATTTTGTTCTCCTGATTGATAGATGGATAGGTAATTAGTTAGCGTCGCCGTAAAACATCCCCAGGGCAAACATCTAGGTCACTGTATATAGTGCGTGATGGCGTCCGGATAGGTAATCCAGGAACCCATTTATTTTTGCGATTTAGCTTTTAATACCTCAATAGCAACGATCATTTCCGTTTGATTCTCAAGCATTGCATCCACTTTATTTACTAGACCAGTTTTGCCTGAGTTAAATATTGCATAGTTAATCTTTACTAAGACTTTATTTATTGCATCAATTTTTTCATCAAACTTATCCTCGAAAGCTTCAAGTTGAGTCTTAACAGCGTCATTAGCGGTATGTAAGGCAATCTCATGCTGTTGATTTTCTATTAATTCATCTTTACATGATGCTTTATTCTTTTGATAAGATCTAATCTTGTAAACACCAAAGATACCGATTATCAAGGTGGCAAAGGAATCAATTACAGCCCAGACCGAGTTAGTAATTAAGTTCGTGTCATTTAGTGTAAGTAGTAGGTGTGTGTATGCCATATACATTTTTATGCACCCGGAGTAATTACTACTTGTCTGGCTTCTAAAGATTTTGCAGGAAATGAAGTTTCAACGGGTGCAACTGGAGTATTTTCTGAAGCTAGGCTTTCTAGATAATTACCAACTGCCTCGGCGTCTGCTTTAACTGGAGCAGAAACATTAGTTTCTTTAGATGCTAACAGGGCTGCCTTGGCTACAAATACAATAGTCTTGCCAAAGCGTGCGTCTCTAGGACTAAAGTAATTATATATAGCGGCACCAGTAGCAGCTCCAGCACTTACTAAAATAGCCAGTAAATGACTAGTATTGAAAGTCCAAGGTGCTTTACCAACTACAGTTAAAGATGCTGATACAGATGCCACAAATGTTCGCACCCATGAACCTAAAAGTAACTTTGTGCTTGTCTTCATTTTTATATCCTTATTCTTATAGGGGAAGTTGGTAACCAACCCAGAGTGCTTTGACCCCGATGCAGCCCTAGGTTGGATTCTTTATTCTGTAACCGCTAAACGAGTGATCAGTGAAAGAGTTTCACGTGAACGCTTGTTAGCAGCAATCATCTCTTCTTCATTAAAACGAGTTCCATCGCCATCATTATTTGTATCTGCAGAACCTTCATCTCCATCTGGTTCATTAGAAACGGGCATTGCATCAATTTGACCAAGCACACCGCATAAAAGTTCTACTGCCTTTTGTAATGCTTCTTCATTAGCTGCAGATAACACGCGACCAGCACGAGTCTCACTGGCAGAAAGGATGGCCCTAGCAGCGGTAAATGCAGAACCAGGAACAGCTCCAAAGCGTGTGGTTACTTGAGATACTTCACGAAGAGTTGCATTATGGATTTCCGTTTGGTTCTCCATAGACCAGTCAAGCCATTCAAATCCAACAGATAACTCTGATGCTGAACCACTAAGTGCTGTAGCTCTAGCATTCTGTCCTGCGTGACTTTGATCCCATTCACCAACTATGTATAGGCCATCTTTACGCTCTTCAGCTCTAAGAATTCCAATTGGTTGGTCAGGACTATGCATCCATAGGAGAGCATAAGTATTTGTATCTAAACCTCCAGTAGTAAAGCAACCTGGATAAAATGTTGTGCCATATGAGTCTTTTATATTGTATTTACAGGCAAGTCCTTCAAAAGTATTAGTGGCTTCATCAGACACAATAGGGACTGCGCGAGTTACATAGTGCGGCTGGTTGTTATTCATTCTGCGCCTCCTGAGGCATCTGTGTTTTCGGCATTGTCGCCGTTATCAGTCGTGTATTGCTCAACACAACGACAATTAACTGTCTCTTCTGGGTCTCCATCTGGGTCTCCAGGGAACATAAGGCCATTTGGATATTCATCATCCATATTCTTAGTTTCATAACCATCTAAATCTGCGTGAGTTTCACGAGTATGCTCATCAACTTCCGCTACCCAAATACGAGAGTTCGTCACACCGGATTCAACTGCAGACATCCTGGAAGCCCCGTTGTAACCGCCAACCATCTCAGTTCTAGCAATAGAATCAGCACGCCAGGTAGATAAATCACTAAAAGTGCTAGCCAATGCATCGGAGAACTGGTTAACCGTTAAACCGTCAAAATTAGCAATAGCGGCTAACTTCTGTTCAAGCACCTTAGAAGTTGTCTCATTAACTAAGTTAGCAAGAGCCGTCGCTCTATTTTCTGCTGCCTTCATAATTAAGTCATCAACTACAGACTTAGAACCAAGAGCTTCTGCAACATCACTTGCCCCGGCATCAAAAGCTGCAGCAAGCGAAGATAGGAAAGCATCTACTGTTCGTTCCGTCCAAAGTGATGGATCAAATACTGACTTAACACTTGGAAGTTTGTCTGAACGTTGACGATTAAGTCTCTTTTGAGCATCTTTAAGTTGAATTTCAGCAAGTCTTTTTACTGCTCTGTCATCCCGGATTCCAAGCGGTCCAAAGTCTTATGAGCGTGAGCTTGTGTTACACCGCGAACCTGACGAACAGGAATTTCAATTCGCTCTTCAATTGTATTAATCTCTTGATTGGACGGTTCAGTATTAGTGTCTACATTTGTGGACACGGATTCCCGTTCGTTGCGAACATTGACTACAACTGGAGTGCTTCTACCTTCAGTAGTTACTGGCTTAGGAGCAAATAGTGCTCTATACGCAGTAAGAGTTAAGTGTCCATATTCTGGAAGAACGTCTTGACCAAGAGCAGCACGTGCCTCATCAATAGTAATTATGTCATTAACTACTGTTGTATTTACTCTAGTAGAAAGACTATCTTGAGCTTCTTGTAAAGCGGAGACATCAGATAAATCAAATTCAACGTATAAAGGTTGACCAGCGAGCATCTGACGGTCAATTTCACTGGCAACCATTGCTAACTCTGGGCTAACCGTGGTTTCCCAAAACTCTGTGCGAGCAGCATCGGCATTTTGATAGGTACGTTGTCCACCAACAAGGTCAAGAGGAACACCTAAAGCAAGAGCAATATCATCGCCTTGGACTCCCAGGGAGTTCAGGTATTCAAATTCCTTAGGACTAAATGAAGTTTTCATAAATTCTGGCTTCATTGGGCCGGCTACTACAGCTATGCGACCAGCACTAGATGGACCAGTTAATGCTGCTTCTATTTCTTCTCGGATTCCATAATATTCTTCATCACTTGAAGGTTGACCGACATAGACGATACCTGAAGGGTTTCCACCGTTAGCGAGTTGCCCTGCTTGCCATTCACGTCCAGCTTTCGTTAACCCAATAGCATCTAATGCTGCAGCAATTGGAGCACGGGCTCCCCATGGATTTACTGGGTCTGGATATCTAATCCATAAGACTTCACTCGGTGCGAGAATAGCAAAGTCATTTCCATAGGCAATTTTGAAAGCTTTAACGGTTCCATGTGGTGTTTTAGGAGTTGGGTCATTAAGGATAATTTGAACTGAACCATAATGAAGCCATGCACTGGTTGGGTCATCAATTCTATTTAGACCACGATCCATAATAATGAATGCTTGACCAGTCATATTTAAGCGTTGCCAGAAGGAAGACCTAAATAGCATTGCGGATTGTGAGGCATTAGGTGATTTATTAAATAAGTCTTCTAAGAAGTGGGGAACTTTTTCGCCAGCTTCATTTATTACTTGTAGTTTTCTTGAAGCGGCAGCATTTACTTTTAAGTCTATACATCTTGACGCCATAGCACTTACTGCGAGTGCTCTATCTAGGCTAGGTCGTAATCTTGCCATCTCTTGTTCAGTTGAGATGCTGTTGGATCCCCAGGCACCCGATGTAAAAGAGAAGTTGCCATATGGGCTTGAGACCATTCCACTGCCGGATTGCCCTGTTAATAATATATCGCGTTTTTCTATGGCCTTCTTGGATTTTCTATTAATCAATCCCATATCAGTGGCCTCCTGCGGGGCGTTGGTTTCGGCGGCCGTAGTAGTAGGCACCTGTATTAGTACTTTTTTCTAGAAGTGCGGTTATTGCCCAGACCATCGCATCTAGACGATCTGGTGAACCAGGTTTATCTGGAGTCCAAGTAGTCATCTGCTCTTCTAGTTGAACGAAGTAACCAACCATGTGAAGGCGACCTTGTTCAGATAATGCGGCAGTAGGCTCAGCACGAACACGCTTACCGCGTAAAGCGCGAACCTTATTAATATCTATAGTGCGTGATAGCGTCCGGGTCTTCAATAAACTCTCAGCAAAATCGCCACCCTGGTTAACTTCAACAACTATTGAATCAGCACTCCAAGTCTCATAAGCATCAAGCACCATAGAGACAGCACCATCTGGAGAATAGACACCAGAGCGGTCATCAAGGATTACAAAGTGAGAGGGTTCGCCTTTTAACCTTGCAGCGACAATAATTCCATGTTCATCGCTTTTATCAGTAGAAGTGACGGCAGGATCCCAACCGACAACAATGTTGAGCATCTCATCAACAGCAGGAGGAAACTCATGTCGCGTTGTCTCAATCATTGCGGAATTCCATAGGGCACCAGCAACATCCTGAAGAATCTCGCCCATATATTCTTGGCGATATAACTGCGTGCCCTCGAACATGTCTTTTATTTCTTCTACATAAGTTGCATCAAGATTGTCCTCGTTCTCAGAGGTAGGCATAACAACTTCAACTGTTCGAGGATCAGAAGTCAGCATCTTTACAAATGGATGCCCTTGTTTTGGTGTCCCAGTAAAAATAAATATAGACGGAGACATACGAACGGCTCCCTGGATAGCCTCTTGCCAAGCTTTCTTCCACCTATGCAGATTCCATAATCCAACCTCATCACACCAGACAGCACAGAAGTTGCCACCTTCAATACGTTTAGCACCATCTTCAACGCCAGATACAACGACGATGGCACCATTTTTAAGATGCAGTTCGCCATCATTACGATTCCATTTGAGAATATGCGGACCTTTTAATCCACCTAGAGCTTTAATGAGTCCGCTCTTACCGCTCTCTAAACAAGTCCTTCGAACGTGACTAAAGTTTGGACCAACTACTGCATACGATCGCTGTTCACCAGCTTCATCTGTTCCGCCATACCAAAGGATGATTTCAGCGAGAGCATTAGCACCAGCCCAAGTCTTTCCACTTCCACGTCCACCTCGGGCATACCAACGCCTAACAGCAACCTGGCGCTCTGGTTTCTTTTTTGTAGCGGGAATAGTAATTACTTGACCCCAGGGTGGTTGTTGCTTTCCTCGAGCATGCTTGTAGTCATAGCCATCGTGTGGTTTACCGTCGCAAGCACGATTTGTGCAACGCCAAGCACAAGCTTCCTTACGGGTTTCTAATAATTTTATTAAGCGTTGCCTATCAGAAGGATTCTTTGGTAATTCCATTATGGCCGCTCGCTAATCCAAGGTAATCCAAAGTCTCTATAAATTTCTTCATCATCAACACCTATGCAAGCAAGGTAAGCCGCGGATAATACGGCGTGAATATAGGAACATTCTTCATTACAGTCCTGGACTAAAGTTGCTTGATATATGGCTTCTTCAAGTAATCCTAAAACCGCTTCGTGTTCAGGAGTGCAAATAGAATCATCTTCATAATCATCATCGTTAAACACGTTTATAGGACTCCTGTTTCTTATAGTTCTTACGCTCATAAAGTTATATATCTACTGACGACCGTGTCCGTCCCTATGACAATATGTATATCCCCGCTATACGTTAAAAACTACGGTTGTGAACCTGGTGTGCAAGGGGACCGGAAAGGAACAGTCACTCATCTTGCTTGCCGAGAGAGGGCGGCCATTAAGACCAGGTTCACAACCTCACCTTGAACTATCGGCGTGATAATCCAAGTTTCTGCTAAAACTTTTAAATCTTAGAAAGGTCATCCTGCAACCACTGGGGCTCACTACTTGCATCTACAGCAACACACGCAGAAAGCGATACAGCAATCTCAGAATTAGGGTCTGCCTTAATTATTTCGGTAACCTGCAACTGCGTTAACCCTGAAGAAGCCAGCACGTCCGAGATACAAGCAAGCTCAGCAGGGGGAGTCTGAACAACCTTGTCTAACTGGTCTGCATATGATGCAAAAGCAGTAGCACCGCCAACGGAAAGTATTGAAACTAATAGTGCAACAGCAGTTGTCTCAATAATAGTAAACCCTTGGTTACCCTTACTACATAAAACATTTATTCTTTTAAACATAATCTTTCCCTCTCTAAGGTGTAGAACTATTTGCCCTACAACTTATTTATCGGCACTTATAAAAAATATAAATTATTGATAAACAATCGCTTCAAGAAGATCACCAGGCGATGTTTCCCCAGCATCCTTGAGAACCAAAGGATTACCCGACTTCTCATAAGCCTCTTCACCGGCCTCAGAACAGATATAACCGTCCTTAGACGCGAGATGCTTCATAAGTTTCGTATTAGCAAATATCTTTAGACCCAAGATACGGAAAGCGATTCTAAAAATATTCACCCAGTTGTAAGGCTTATCAACAAGACCGCGAGCATAGGCAACGATGAAAGCACGGTCTACCTCTTCGTTGCTGAAAACTTGGTGCTTGTTATAAACGATGTTTGAATATTCACTTGTGTTGCCATACTTAACCCCACTAGGAGTAGCTTCAACTAAGTCATACCAAACGCCGTCCACGAGAGTTGGACCAATATAGATAAAGACATGGTTCCATCTGGATACCGTGCCAACTTGAATCAGTCTCGCGGCTAATCCATTAGTGCTAACGATTCCCAGATCACCAGGCTTCGGAACATAAGCAATGATTGGTTGCGTCATTAGAGGATTGCCTTAAATAGACCAGACTCAGTACCAAGTTTGGTGAGAGTTACCTTGTCCTCACTCATACCGCCACCCACTTTCCATTAGTGTCCTGGTAGAAGGCGTAAAACTTAGGGGCTGACTTATCGAAGGCGCTGTGATCTGAATTAAATAAGTCAAAGGGTGCTACCCCATTGGATTGGTAATAACTAGGGAATGTGGCATCTGGAATAACGCAGATGTTACCAGCCACATTTTCGGTGCTATAGATTCCTGAAACGTGGTCGCAAACTTCAACCAACCAATTCTTCCCATCGGTTGCTTTGGCGACCTTGTCAATGTTCGCATCTGCCAACATCTCTAAGGCCTCATGGATGATTACCGTGACGAGTCCCTGCGTGTAGATAGCAGGGTGTACTAGTCGAGCAGGTCTAAGGACCCTACCCAGTACCTTCACCTCACGGGTGTAGAGAGGTGGGGAATAATGTCCATAGGTGCGCCCGACGGCCCTAGGTGAGCAGTACGAGGTCGGTACACCCTTCTCGACCGTGTGATAGCCGAGTGCGCCTGTGTGCCGATTGTTGTCGGTCACTCTAATAGCCATCTGGGCTTTAACTTTAGGGTCAGTTGTCGCGGTGGCTTGGATGTTCCACTTTGGACACCATTTGAGCAGAGTGCGGTTAAGAGCTTCAACACAGTTATTGAGATCGGCTACTGGTAGGCAATCTGTGGTTACTAGGATTGTTATCACGCGGCTAATCCTTTAGTTCTAACGATTCCAAGGTCTCCAGGCTTTGGAGCATATGTTTCTGTCATTAAACGGCTACTTCAAATAAGTCACTTTTCTTGCCAAGTAATGCGAGAGTCGTAAATCCAGGTGCACCGTTAGCATTCGCACCGCGATAACCGCATTCTCTTTGCCAAGTTCCATAAGCGTTGACTGTCTTGTTTCCAAAGATGCCATCTGGTAAACCGGGATTACATCCAACTTTTGTTAATGCTTCTTGGACAAGTTTTACTTCATTGCCAGATTTACCAGGTTGAACATCAGCTACTTTAATAACTTGTAATTTTGGTTGGACGATTGGATTAGAAGACTTTTTTACTTCTGTTGAAGTGATTACGCCAGGGATAACAGGAGAACCCGCCAAAACCGAACGTCCGCCCAATTTAGGGGTGTTTAGCCCGGCTACACTAGCAAGAAAATTATATAGTGGAAAGTTTACGCCTGGATCCGTGTGACCACCAGCTATTGCCTTGGCTCTGGAGATATCAGCGTGATAACAGAAACCCTTGGTTACCCCGTCCAAGATTTGCTTGTCAGTTAAGTGAATTGGCGGAATACCGTGTTCAACGGAAAGTTCAGCCGAGAGTTTCTCTGCTCCCGCTAATTCTCCTCGCGAATAAGTATCCGCCCATTGTGCGGGTGTTTGTGATGCCTGGCCAGCGAGCTCGAGTGAGATCGATTCTTGGTTGTAGTCTTCTACGGCGACAGCCCAGGCAGTATCAGTGTCTTTAACATTTTGCCATATGGCTGTGTTATCTACACAGTAATGTGCACTTGCTTGTGGAGCGGTTTCCCCGGCGAACCATTTAGCAACTTGTTCAGCCCGTCCACCAGTCTCGGGGGTCTCCATAGTATGGAGAACAATCATTCGGACGGTCTTACCACCGCGACCTGGCGTGTAATTCTTAGCTTGAATAAACGGATACGACACGGGGCACTCCTATAAAGATAACAGATAACCCGCACTTGTATAAACAGAGGTGCGGGTGTTATTACTCTTATTAGTGCGTGATGGTGTCCGGTTAGATCTAGATTTTTATGGTCTGACCGATGATAATTAGATGATGCAAACACCTGATGAAAAAGTCCTGGAAACCTGCCTCGAGTTATATCGCAACAACAAACTTTGCTTGGAGATTAAACAAAAATGGGAAGCCATCTTTAGAGAAAACTTAAAGGAATATTCTTCTGGTGAGATTGATTTTGAAGAGTATGACACCATATTGGAATTTGCTATTGATTTATTACCTTCTTTAGTTGCAGAAGAATTATTGACTAGTAATAAAGATATTGAATGGTGTAATGAGCATATGGAGATGGCTAAAACTGACAAAGTAATAATTGAAAATGATAGGAATTTTATAATTAATTACAAGAGAGTATTAGATGAATACCCTGAAGTTTTTAACTATTATGTTGATAAACATGGGAAACTTGGCAAACATGATATTGATAATGGGATATTGATTGGTGAATGGGAATCCAAGGTTCGCCAAGTTATGAGGGACGCTAAGGACGCCGGGTATTCCAGGAAAGCAGCAGAAATTCACGTTGCTATGAATTAATAATTGACGCCGATATCTCTCTATGTAAGGCAATCGTCTTACCCTTAGAGAGGATTACCAAGATGGACAAGGACAAAGAAAGTTTAGAATACAAGAGATCAGTGGTTGTTAATAAGTTAAGTGAAGTTAATACTGAAATTAAGACTATTGAAAAAGAATCAACAAGTATTAATAGTAAGTGGGCTTCTGAGCAATTACTCTATTACGCACGTAAACCAAATAAGTTAAATGAATTAAAAGTTAAAAAAGATGAGTTTGATAGAAAGTATTTAGAGTTAAAGAATTATAAGCATTTATTAGCTATGGCATTAAAGGTATTAGACGTTCAATTATCTAATGCAACTGTTGAATCTTTTGTTCCCATTGAGCCCAAGGTAAACCAAGAAGCCATTGAGATAATGCTCTCTTTAGAGTTACTGCATAGGGAATTAATGAAAACAGGCGGTTGTGATTGTGGCTATCACCCAGATCAACTGCGTTGGTTATGCAGTGCAATAAGAGACGCTCGGTCCGCCGCTTCCCAGGGCACATTGGATACCGTAAAAGCGGTACTGAAAGGTAAAGAATGAAAATCAATAAGTCTTACCTCACTAATATTATTGAGGGAATTCTGATAATCCTTGGAATGATAGTGTTAGTAGTTGCATTACATTCGTTATTAACCAAGGTAGTAGGTGGAATAGATAGCGTTAATAGTGTTCCACGGCAGGGAATTATTTTTAATAGTCAACTAACGATGGGACAATAATATGATTAGACCACATTCACTAGAAGCGGTAACCGATTTATATAACCTAGAATTAGCACATAACTATATATCAGAATACGAGGGCAACCAGGTAATCACTTGGGAAACATTCATACTATTAAAACTAGAAGGAAAGACCGTTGAACCATGTTGCATATTTAATGAACGTGCCTTTGACATAAATATGGTCCAAGTAATTAATTGCCAAGTATTAATGGAAGCCAGAAACCAGGCAGACCCGACTACAAAGGTAGAAGTAGCAATGAGACTCAAAGTAAATTAACCTTCTATGTTATTTTCGGTCTCCAAGATTACAGGATTACAGGTAACACTGGACCAATACCGTTTAACTCATTAGCCATCTTCAATAAGTCAGCATCGGAAACAGTGGAGACTTGGGATTGCATTGGACCCCCATCGGGACCCGATAGTTCAACCTTCTGAACATTCTTACCAAACTCATCAGGCCAACCCTTTTCAAGTAAGAAAGTATTAGCAGTAACCGAACCATTCTTAGCTAAGACCCTAAGGTTACCCAGGAACTCCTGCTTATAAAATGTTCTAGCCCGCTCAATCGCGTCCACGAAGTTGACATAGACATCATTCTTAGAATTAGGACGTGCCTCTTTTGGAGTAGCCGCTCGCTCTTTAACATCAAGGTCATCCCAGGATTCCCTAATAGCCGACTCCACATTACCGATTGATTTCCACTTATGAAACACGCTAGGAGAAATGCCAGAAAGCCGAGCAGAATCAATAATGGACATTCCATTAACCACGCGGACAGTTATCTCTTCAGCCAGCTCAGCTGTAGGTTTTGGACGAAAGGAGGATTTACTCATATACCTAATAGTGCGTGATGGTGTCCGGATAATTGTTAACCCTGTGCTATTTCCACTTCAGCTAAAGATAACGCCGCTCGCCATTCAATACCGCTACATATTAGTTCAGCAGTTCTAGTCATTAAACGCGTCCTATTATTAAAGGGAACTGATACCCCAGGGTCTGCAAGGTTCCAAGCAACCCATCCAGGTCTCAACGCATAAATTAATTCACTATCTAAGCCATAAGGCAATTTCTCAAGTTCATAATCCGGTATAGAAATAACTGCATCTATAAATACAGCCTCAACGGATTCTTCCGAATATTCAACACGACTATAGGAAACCTCAGGAAACCAAGGAGAACCAAACTTCATACTCGCCAGAATCTCTCTAGCGAACTCAAATTGAGTATCTAGTGCTTTTCTACCATGCTGGCTACAAATACCCCAGGAACGGACTTCTACAACCGTTAGAGCATCATCTGGAGGCTTAGAGTGCGATCCTATGTGTCTTGTAAAGTAATGATGCTCTTTAACTAATAGAGGCATTGGCATCTCAGGAATCCCAGTAACCGCATCCCTATTTATGAGATGTGGCCAAGGTTTTGATGTGTTCATTAGGCAATTATAGCATTATGGTATATCGGGGCTATACGTTTTTATTGATATCTCGACTTTGGTAACCATCATTGTTATATGGAAGTTGGATTACAGGATAATTACCTATCGCAGGCTTATCTTTATATATGCGTTTAGCAGCTAGGCATGTTAAACATATTTTTCGTCCATTAGTATTAAATAGAGTATTTTCTGCATTATAGGGATGCCCTTTTGGGCACATTGTTAAATTCTTATCATTACTTGGACGAGTTAACTTATATCTAGCCCGGCGAGCGGCGATACCAGTCTCACTAGCCAATTCTTTTAAGCGTTCACTGCGAGCCATCTCATCTAGAGAGTTACTGTAATCTTCGGTCATCTTTATCCTGCTTTCTTTGATATCCAGCCTTTGGAATCGGTGCATAGTAGGTGTATTGAATTCGCTCATGTAATACTTTTAAGTGTTCTCGGATTATTCTTGCGGTCTTTCCGTAATATCCACCTTTACAGGTAACTATATGGAGTTCCAGGGTTTCTTCTATTTCTCTTACTGCGATTATCTCTAACGCGGTTGGACAGTCAAGTTGCCATTCTTGGCAAAGTGGACATTGCCAGACGGTTAAATTAGATTCATGATTACCAAGGTATTCCAAGTATTCTTTCTCGGTATATAGAAAATTAGTCATCGTGAATTCCTTATAAATAGTTCATAGCAATCTGAGAAATGATTTTTATATGAATAAAAGGCTGAATTACAATATGGACATAATTTCCAAGTTCTTCTAATTAACTTGTTAATTATTTTCACTTATTATCACCCGCTATTATTAACGCGACTGCTACCCGGGTTTCCACGGCAGCCTTGGCTCTCGCTTTCACGAGAGTAGGGCAGGGGTAAATATTTGCTGGATATGGTCTATTTGGTACATATTTATCAATTAAAATATGATAACAATTAATATAACCACACATCTTATCTTTTATGCCATCGTGATTAGTAAATAATCTTTCATAGTGTTCCCGTTCTACTTTAACGAGGTTATCCACGGCTTCCGCAGAGTAAGGGATAGTAGTTTGAGTCGGGTTAGTCATTAGCAATTACCTAACTGTAAGGCAGTCATAATCTTTGCTTCTCTTAGAGAAGCACCACTTTCTACTAAAAAATATATATTAGAAATGGATTTAATTTTCTTATATATTGACTCTAATTTAATCGACCAGTCATCCAACCTATCGTCTGGTAAAATAT